ACCCGTAGAGGCTCATACGCAGCTTATCTTGATATTAGCCACCCCGACATCATTCCTTTCCTAGAAATGCGTAAAAATACCGGAGATCCGAGAGTTCGTTGTGAAAACTTAAATCACGGAATTAACATCACTGATGACTTTATGGAAATCATTGAAAAATGTATGTTAGACCCCAAATCAGATGATTCTTGGAATTTGATCGACCCGTATTCTAAAGAAGTTCGTGAAACTGTTTCCGCTAAACATTTGTGGCAACAAATTCTGGAAATTCGTATGATTACCGGAGAACCTTATATCCACTTTATCGACACGAGTAATCGTGAGATGCCGGTTTGGTTGAAAGATAAAGGATTGAAAATTCATCAATCAAATTTGTGTTCAGAAATCATTTTGCCAACAGATAAAGACCGCACTGCTGTTTGTTGCCTTTCGTCTTTAAATTTGGAACGGTATGATGAATGGAAAGATGATAAACTTTTCCTACAAGACGTTGCGGAAATGCTTGATAACGTATTGCAATATTTCATCGACAATGCTCCTAGTGTGATACAAAGAGCAAAATATTCGGCTATGTTGGAACGGTCTATTGGAATTGGGGCGCTTGGGTTTCATGCATATTTACAGAAAAATGGTGTCGCCTTCGAGGGTGTGATGGCTAAGTCCATCAATAATAGAATTTTTAAACATATTAGAGAGGGATTAGATGCAGCTAACAAATCTTTGGGAAAAACACGGGGTGAAGCTCCGGACGCTAAGGGTACTGGTTTGCGTTTCAGTCATCTTATGGCTATTGCTCCAAATGCTTCTTCGTCTATCATTATGGGAAACACTAGCCCTAGTATTGAGCCTTATAGAGCTAATGCGTACCGCCAAGATACTTTATCAGGATCTTTTTTAAACAAGAACAAATATTTGGATTTGATTATTCAAGAACAATCTAAAATGCATGATGAAGGATGGGCTGATGAGGTTTGGTCTTCTATTATTGCTAATGATGGTTCTGTGCAACATTTAAGTTGGATGGATCAGGACACTAAAGATGTGTTCAAGACAGCGATGGAAATCGACCAACGTTGGGTTATCGATCTTGCGGCTGATCGTCAAGTCTTTATTGATCAAGCACAATCTTTGAACACTTTTTTCCGTCCCGATGCTAATATCAAATATCTTCATGCTATTCATTTTATGGCGTGGAAAAAAGGATTGAAGACATTATACTATTGCCGTTCCGAAAAAATTGGTAAGGCAGATAAAGTATCTAAAAAAATTGAACGTCAAGTTATTAAAGAAATCGATATGACTCAAATTGCTCAAGGCAATGATTGTATCGCATGTGAAGGTTAATATGAAAAAGATATTACGATTTACTGCATCATGGTGTGGACCATGCAAGATGTTAGCCAGAAGTTTCGATAAACTAGATTTGGGAACCCTAATTGAAGTTATCGACATTGATGAAAATCAAGAAATGGCTATCAAATATAAAGTTCGTTCAGTGCCCACGGTAGTGGGTTTGGATGAGGATGGCGTGGAACTACGCCGATTTATTGGAGCCAAGTCAGACTCTTGGATTAAGAATTGGATTGAAAATGAGTAAAAAAATAGAAACAAACCTGACAGAAGAAAGAGCACATTTTAAACCCTTCAATTATCCTTGGGCATATGCCGCTTGGTTGAAACATGAGCAATCTCATTGGCTTCATACTGAAGTTCCGATGGCCGAAGATATTGCTGATTGGAAAAAGAAGTTATCCAAAGACGAAAAGCAATTTCTTACACACATCTTTAGATTCTTTACCCAAGGTGACATTGATGTTGCTGGTGGTTATGTCAACAATTATTTGCCATATTTTAAACAACCAGAAGTTCGTATGATGTTGTTGGGTTTCGCTGCTCGTGAAGCTCTTCATATTGCAGCATATTCACATTTGATCGAAACATTGGGTCTTCCCGAAACAACATACAATGAATTCATGGAATATTCAGAGATGAAAGAGAAACATGATTTTGTTGCTGATATTTCATCTAAAAATTCGACGAAAGAAAATACCGCAACACACATTGCCACTTTCTCCGCATTTACTGAAGGTATGCAACTATTCAGTTCGTTCATTATGCTCTTAAATTTCCCAAGACATGGTAAAATGAAAAGTATGGGACAAATTGTTACGTGGTCGATTGTGGATGAAACTCAACATACTGAAAATATGATCAAGTTGTTCAAGACATACATTCAAGAAAATCCAGAGATTTGGAATGATGAATTGAAGTCCAGACTATACACAATTGCGGAAAAAATGGTGGAGTTAGAAGAAAAGTTTATCGATTTGGCTTTTAAACTTGGTCCTATGGAAGAACTAACAAAAGAAGACGTTAAGAAATATATTCGTTATATTGCTGATCGTAGACTGATTTCTTTGGGATTGAAAGGCATCTTTAAGATTAAGAAAAATCCACTACCTTGGGTGGAGGAAATGATCAATGCACCTACACATACCAACTTCTTTGAAAACAAGGCTACAGACTATGCCAAAGGCGCTCTAACGGGTGATTGGGGTGATGTTTGGGCCAAGGATTGATATAGATTTGCTCCAGATATACTTTTTCATTTTACACCTATAAATAGACGGTACATATTTATAGGAGATAAAATGAAAAATAAAGTAATGTCTGGAGAATGTTTGGCTTGTGAATCTTCTTATGAAGTAGAGTATGTGGAACAACTTGTTTCACAAGAGTTGCCAGAATTTTGCCCATTCTGTGGTGGTCATATCGAGGAATTATCCGAAGAATACATAGAGGATGATGACTTAGATGAAGAAGACTTGCAATGGGAATAAATTGGTGCTATAATAACAAAGAATTTACTGATGATGACATTGGTGAGCATATCGGATTCGTTTACTGCATAACAAACACTGTCAATGGTAGAAAGTACATAGGTAAAAAACTATTTCACTCTACCAAAACAAAAGTTATTGCTGGTAAAAAGAAGAAGGTTAAATCTCCAAGTGATTGGAAGACATACTATGGAAGTAACGATGAAATTAAAAAAGACGTTACTAAAATGGGTAAAGAATCTTTTGAAAGAGAGATTCTTCATTTGTGTATGTCTAAGGGTGAATGTAGTTACTTAGAGGCAAAAGAACAATTTGCTAACTGTGTTATGGAAAGTGATGTATACTACAATAACTGGATAATGGTTAGAGTAAGAAAGTCACACATCAAGGATTATAATGGAAGAATTTCTAAGGAATCTGGGGAAAGAGAATTATGATTCTTTCTTTTTTCTTCCCGGTGAAAAATTAGGCGACGTTCGTATCGAAGGAAACGTTTATAAAGACCCAGGAGAAAAGTTAGACAATTCTGATTATGGGGATTGTTATCATCTTATCTTATTTAAGGAAGGCGAAGATGGTAATGTTATAAATTTGGATAGATTCGAAGCAATTTTGACAGCACCAACCGAATATATGTCTATGCTGATTCCGCAAGAATGGTTTGGCTTGATTTGTAAAAAAACAACAACTTCAGAAGAATTTGTTGAAAAAGCATTTGCAGAATTTAGTAAAATGGTATAATGTACCAATGAAAGTATATAATGATTTTAATTGATTTGAACCAAGTTATGTTGGGTGGTCTGATGGCACAGATAACCAACGGAAAGTCTAAGATCAAGATCGAAGAATCTATGGTTCGTCAGATTGTTCTAAACACTCTACGTGCAAACGTAAAAAAATTTCGTAAAGAATACGGAGAAGTCGTGCTCTGTTGTGATAACAGAAAGTATTGGCGTAAAGAATTCTTTCCACACTATAAAGCTGGTAGAAAGAAGAATCGAAATAAATCCGATTTAGATTGGACTATGATTTTCGATATTCTTGCTAGATTTAAACAAGAATTTAAAGATTACCTTCCATATAAAGTTATTGATGTTGATGGTGCTGAAGCTGATGATATCATTGGTACATTAGTTCCTTTGTATGCACCACATCAAAAAATCCTTATTCTATCATCTGATGGGGATTTCTTACAATTACAACGATATGGATTGAATATACATCAA